TCATCCATCCACCAACCGCGTATATACTCAATGTTTTCATTGGTGTAGTTTTCATTAAGGTAGTTCAACACCTCTATATCGTCATCATCCATTAGCAATGTGTACAGCGTTGGATTAAGCAATTTAAGTTCACCTATAGAAGTACTTATATTATAAGTATTATGCACTTTTTCTTTATTTAAGTTTTGTTCTATAGTAGTTTTAGTATTGGTATTAGTATTAGGTTTAGTATTGGTATTGGGTTTGGTATTGGTATTGGGGTGGACATTATTTTGGCATTTGCTCTGATTGTCAGTCTTATAAGTTAAAGTAAATTCAGACACTTTACCAAAACCCTCTTTATTGTTGTGAAATCCAGCAACATAGTCTATATATCCAAGTTCCTTCAACTTGCAAATACATCTTGAAACCTGTTTGCTTGACAGTTCAACATTGCTGTCTTTCAAATCATCTACCAGTTTATCCCTGCTCCGAAAGAAACTGTCCCCAAAAGCCCTTGACAGATAGATTAGGACTGACAGCACATTCTTGTCTGAGGTTGTCAGATTTTTGTCTTTAACAGCCTCTTTTGGCAAAAGATACCATTCACTGCTCCTAGTACTTTTCTTGTTCATTGTTATTATTTTACGTCACCTTATTATTAAAGCTTAGCCCTGCCGATGGAGGTGACGCAATCCAAGGACAGGGCATTCTTGCTTTAGTTCATTCGTTTTTCATCCATAGCGTCACCAATGAAATCAAACTTGCATTTATAAATATACAGCATTTTCCAAATGTGAGAAAAAAAAGTCAAAATTATCACTTGTTGTTCTTGTAGTTCTGTGCAAGGTTGCATAGAGCGATACTAAGGGTATAGTAGATTACCACTGGCACTAATGCACCGCCGAGAAGCATAACGGCTACACCGACAAACAAAGATTTCGCTATTATGGCGGTTGCTGCAAACATAACGATTGCAATGATGATGGCAATTACAAGTGGCAGGTCATAGCAATCCTTCAACACTTGTTCTGTTTTCTTGTCGTACTTTTCAATTAATTCTTTATTCATTTCAATTCATTTATTCATTTACACCCCTATAACCAAATTCAAGCCGTTTTTTCCACAACTTTATTCAGTTTTTCTTTATACACAGGGATAATTCGTTCACAGTTCCTGTCATCGTCCCAGACTTTTTTGTCTATACTGATGATAACAGGCTTTCCGTTGCGGATTTCATATTCTTTTTCAATGCTATAAGTTGGGTATTGAAATGTACCCATAAACCAACTTGATTTAAGTCTGGCTTGATTTTCTTTCACATACTCGACAACATCTTTGAAAGTGTTGAATTCATCCAAATCACTGAATTCGCTGTCTCTTGGGGCAAAATATAAACTATATATCATAATAAAAAGCGGTCTAACCTATACTACCGCTGAGGGTTTTTAAATATTAATTTTGAATTTAAATTTGCGGACTGTTGCTGAGCCGTCCGTTTCGCTCTCCTATAGAAGACCGCTTTTTTGATGTTTTTTCCGTAAAACGGGTGTTTTTTAACAGTTTTTAACAAGCCGTCTTGCTGATTCCACGCCTATATAACCGCAAGTCGTCTCTTTTTTCCGCAAATATTCTAAAAAAAAAACTCCAAATGGACAAATTGAACGAGATAATCCAGCGAATTCAAGCAAGCATACAGGCGGTAATCGACGGGCTGCTTACATTAGCATTCCAACCTATATACTTCCTGCTGGCTATTGTGGAATCCATCATAAACATCTGGACAGACAGCGACGAGGAAACAGACATAGTCCGAGACGAGCCCCAGCAGCAAGTAACAGTATATCCGTCGGCAAATGAAGGAAAATATGCGGAAGAAGTTGACTATCCAGCGTGTAACGAGGAACACCATATCGGATACAAGATAAACCAGGCAGAAAAAGAAGAACTGGATAAAATAAAAACTGAATTGAATTTAAATGGCGAGTAAAGAACTTAAACAACACATAATCAAATGGGAGGGTTATAAGAAAAACCCTTATCTTGATGTTGCTGGAGTTCCTACCATCGGGGTAGGCTTCACTACCTATCTTGACGGTACAAAAGTGACAATGCAAGACCCTCCATTGGATGAAATTCAAATCGACAGAATTTTAGACCAAAAACTAAATGAATTTTCTAAACAAGTCTGCAACATAATAGGCTCAGACACACTGGCAATACTACCGCAACAGTCGCTTGACGCTCTTATTTCATTCGCCTATAATTGTGGCACAGGTGCGTTGATGAAATCAACCCTATTAAAGAAAGTGAAAGCCAACAAGAACGACCTACAGGGTATTAAGAATGAGTTTATGAAATGGGTCAAGGCTGGAGGTAAAGTGGTAAACGGTCTGATAAACAGACGAAAGGACGAGTTTGAACTGTATATGGCTGGCATATTGTCACAATACTCCAAACGCGAATTAATAAAGATGTATGTTGGTATATAATGACTTCCAAAAACAACGAGGAATACAGGCTGCAGGAAACTTGCGTCCGCTACTTTAAATATCAATACCCCAACTGGCTGATATTCTCAGTTCCGAACGAGGCGACGCACAGCAACGCGGCGCACTTTGCAAAAACTGGGATGCTTGCAGGCGCGTCAGACCTTGTGGTAGTGATACCGAACAAGGTGCTGTTTGTTGAAATGAAGTCGAAGACAGGCAGACAGAGACTTGAGCAGGCTGCATTCGAACACAAGGTAACCAGATTGGGTTTCCACTACCATATTATCAGGTCGTTCGACGAATTCAGAGATATGATTACAAAAGAATACTATGAAAAACAATAGATTAGCTATAAGTGCAATTGACTGGCTGTTGCTGTCAATGGTGATAATGGGTGTGTTGTTGGTTATACTCAGCCACAGAGCAAAACGAAATGTAGAGTACATCACAACAACAGATACCGTCACCTTAACCGACAGTATAACGAACTGGAAATATGATACTGTGTATTTCAGCAGATTAGATACCGTCAAACTGCCAGTAGTCCAAACAGATACAGTGCAAATAGCAGACAGTGTATATGTCACTGTACCGTTATCTGTCTATCACTACGATACCATCATCAGCGATTCAGCCCATACGAGCCGAATACAAGCCGTTGTGAGCGGTTTCTCGGTCAGTCTTGATACTTTGTCCATCCAGACAGAGTTAATGCCCCAGAGTACAAAAAAACAGCCTTGGTACAACAATCTTTGCCCTGCAGTGGGTGTGGGTTTGGGTACAGGCGGTGTTGGTGTGTTCGTCGGTGTCGGCTATAAGATTTTCTGACATTTTTTTCCACATTCGAAAAATTTCTGTACATTATAGTTGTGAGTGAGAATGTGAGTGTGATTGATTGCTTCATATTGAGGGGCTGCACTTCTTCTTTGTGTTATAATATATTACGATTCCGAAGTCTTCGAAAGGTAACGCAGCCCGACCTGACGAAGGCTTTATTTATTTAAAAATCAATACAATGGAAAACAAAGAGAAAATGCAAAATGAGGTGTACACACCAATGAAGGAACTGAAAGAGAGATTCTATGCAAGCAAGACACAGGACGAGTGGGACGAATGCAAGAAGGAACTGACAGCCTTGCTGGAGAAGGCAAAGGAAATGATGACTGAAGACTTCTACCCCAAATACAAGCAGGGTGTAATCGATTCAATATCAAAGATGTATACTTTTAAGGAGAAATATTTCTCTAAGAAACAGTATATTGCGCAACCGAAACAGAGCTACATATTCAGAGAAGACGAAGGACAGGCTTTCGTCAGACTGGCAAACGCGCTGGCAGAATATATTGGAAAAAAATTGCAAAATTAAGTCACTTTTCAAAATTGGCAGATACTTATTTATATATGACCGATGAAGAATGGCAGCAATGGTGGGAGAACGAATACACCATCGCCGAAATAAAGATAAAAGACAATGGAACATAAATGTTGGACAAGGAACAAAGGGACAGGTACGAGAACGACGCACAACACTACGTAATGCAACTGTACAGCAAATTGGGTGTGACCGACTGGACAATTCCAGACGACCCCTACTGCGAGTGGGATATGTGCGCGACGATGGAGGGCAAACCCGTATATATGGAAAACAAGACCCGTACAGGAAAATACAACTACAAGTACATAGCAGAAAACGGTGCGCTCCTTGCGGCAAAGAAGAACGACGGACACAACTACCTGTTCAACATAATACTGCCAGAAGACAACATCATACTTGTCACCAATGCAAGATACCTTGAAGACCTGACCCCTACCGCAACGAAAGTGAAAAGAAAGACAACCTGCGACCCAGAGAGCAAGGGCGGTATCATATATAACTACAACATACCGATAGACAGGTTCTGGGTGTATCAAACAGACCCCTACGAACTGATAAACAGACCAAAGGAAATAAGAAAATGAAATTCAATTTATTAAAGAAATTGGCGAGACGCATACTTCAAGACGAAATCCGATTCAATCCGATACCTGTAGAAGTCAATCAATGCTGGAAAGGCGCACAGAGGGTACAGGCTGTGTATAAGGTGTCGGCATACGAGGAAGACGAGGCGCGAATGGTGATGGGTGATAAAATGACTGAAGACCGTTGGCAAATGAAAGTCAGGGAATCATACCTTCAGGAACTATCCAACCATATAAAGGTAAAACGGAAGCACACATTTGACGGGGTTGAGTATGTCATCGACAGCTACGTCTCATTTAAGTGAACGTTAATAAGAAATATATATCAAAAAAAGTATTGTTCTATTTTTAGTTTATTATTTAGATTATTATTTGGAGGCATCGTTGGGAAACGGTGTCTTTTTTTTTGTCCTGTCGGCTATTCTGAGTGTAGAAAAGGAAAAAAACAAAATGTCAGCAAAACAAATATACCAAAACATAAACAAGAAGGCTTTCTGGACAACTCTACTCATATCTATTATATTGATATTGACTTCATTTTTTCTTCCACCTACGGGCGAAATTTCCCCGACAGTTATGGCAGCTGTAGGTGAGCTGTTCGCTTTTGCAACATTAGGTACAGTAATAGTCGCGATAGAGCAAGGCAAAACCATAACACTCAACAAAGGCGATGTCAATGTTACTGTTGGTGACAATGACGACAACGAGCCTTCCGTATGATATAACCAGATTCACACCCTTTTTTCCTTAAGTCCGACCAAATATTCTAATAAAAAATTGAATTAGAATATGGCAGATACGACCAAAACTAAGGTGTTGAACATAAACACAACCCAGTCTGAAAAGAACGTAAAATCACTGAAGACCCAGTTGAGGGAACTGAGGGAACAGCTCGCCACTCTGGAAAAGGGAACAGTTGAGTATGACCGCGTTGCACAACAGCTGGCTGACACTACACAGAAACAGATAGAAATACAGGAGGCAGCGAAATACAGCAACCGCGACGTTGGACAGACGCTTAGCAACATAGCGTCGGTCAGTGCTGGCGTTGTGGGTGGAATCAACGCAATCAACAGCGTAATGGTGATGATGGGTGCGGACAGCGAGGAGGCACAGAAAGCATTGCAGACGATACAGCTGACTATGGCTGCTGTACAGGGACTTGGGGCAATAGACACTGCAACAAAGGCTCTGAAGGGTCTGCTGACGGCATACAAAGACTTCAATTCCGAGACTGCCAGTATATCAAGGACACAGGAAACAGCGTCAACAATAGCCGACACAGCGGCAACGGAAGCCAACACAGCGGCAAAGGAAAAGAACGCAGCTGCTGAGACCGCGAACGCCACAGCGACGGAAGCCAACACAGCGGCAAAGGCAAAGAACGCCACAGCGACCGCACAGGCGGCTGCAGCTGAAAAGGCGATGAACACAACATCAGCAAAATCAGTTCCGCTGCTCAAGAGGGTTGCGAACGGTTTTGTCGGGGTTGCAAAGGCTATCAAATCATTCATTGCGGCTAACCCTTGGTTGTCCGCTATAATGGCTACGCTTGCTGCAATAGGTGCGGCTGTGGCTGTTGTTAACAGAAAACTGAAAGAGGCAACAGAGGAGGCGAGGAACACACTTGCGTCTATAAATGAAATCAATTCAACATACGCACAGGAACATCTTAATATGGATGTCCTTGTCAGAATGTACCAGAACCAGAATACCACACTCGAGCAGAAGAAGGCACTGGCAAAGGAGATAAACAAGCTGGCAGGCGATGAGATAGTCACCGAGGATGCAAAGACGAAACAGCTGACAATCCAAGGTGAGAAACTACGGGATTACAATATGCGGCTTCGCAGCTCTGTCGAGCTGGACTACCACAAGAAAGCTATACTTGATATAATTTCCCAGAAAGAACAACTTCAGGCTGAGGCACTGGAAAAGAACAACCAGAATTCAAGGAAACACCTTGAAGAAATGACCAAACTGACCGAGCAGCAAGAAAAGCACTGGCGCGAGATAGAGAAACTGACCTCTGGTATGGTGGACAACCTCAATGCGGCAAACAAACCGAATACAACCAAGTCGGGCGGTTCTGGCATAGTCAGGGCGTTCAAGGACATAGCCGACGAAATAAGGGAACTGTTCAACAAAGTGGTCAGCGACATATACGATGCAAGACAGCTCAGGTTGAAATACAACGGCATATACACAGAATCCGTCTTCCTTCTTGACAGAATCGAGAAACTGATACAGTCAAGGGGTTTGTCTGAAAAGATAACGGACGAGTTGAATAAAGCAATCGAAGACGAGAAGAACCAGAAGGCAGCAATCAGGAACTACAATGTAACACTTGACTTTATTTTCGATAAAGACACTTTCAGCAAATTGGAGAAACAGCTTGTTGACGCAAGGGAAAAACTGTCCGAGATGCTCAACAAAAAATCCAACGGCAACAACGCAGCACTTGACAGGGAACTGACTGCACAGAAGGCAATCGTAACGGAATTGGAAAGACAGCTTGCGGATATGACCGAACTTGCTAACGCTGTACAGACCTACGCTGACGCGATGGACAGGATAAACGCCGAACAGAGGGAGTTGACACAATCCATATCGCGCTACAACGCCGAAACAAAGATACAGAACGAAGCCACGCTTGCTGCAAGGGGCGGCGATGCCAACGCGGACGCGAACGAAAGGGTGCGGCTTGCGGAACTGGAACTGGAACTTGCGAAAAAACAGTACGAGGAAGACCTCAGACACAGAAAGGAACTGGAGTCGCTTGTCGAAGCGAAAAAGAACAACCAGAAAATTTATGAAGACCTTGTCGCTTACAACGAGAAAGTGTTCGAATCCGACAAGGCTGTGTATGAGGCACAAGCTGAACTGGACAACGCGCTGTACGAGAGAAGGCAACGGGAGCTTGAACAGCTGTGGGCAAAGATAGACAAGGAAACGGCGGACGCTGTAAAGGAAATGGAGGTAATACCCAACCTTTTCGGTACAATGCACTTCGACGACTACAACTCACCAGTGATACAGGTGGAAACCCAGCTTGAAGGCTTGCAGAGGATGAGGGAACAGACGGAAGCCTACTTCGCGTCACAATACGAGCTGTACAAGGGCAACAGCCAGATGATACTGTCACTGCAGCAGGAGGAGAACGCCGCAATGCTGGAAATCCAGAAACAGCAGAACGAGAAGGAGATTGAGCTTGACAAGGCTAAGGTTGACCGCAGGATAGAGATACAGAGAACCTATGTGAACCTTTACCAGTCGCTTACAAGCCAGATAAGCGGTTTGTTGTCAGCACAGATGCAGAACTACGACGAGAACAGTTCCAAATACAAGAAACTCCAGTACGCACAGGGCGTAGTAGACGTTTCGAGCGGTGTGCTTGCTGCCTTTATGTCTGGTATCAAGTCGGGTGTGCCTGCACCTTGGAATCTTGCTGTGGCAGCTGCAATGGCTGGCATAACGCTGGCGACTGGTATTGCAAACCTCAAAGCCATAAAGAACGGCACACTGGCAAACACGCCTTCGGCACAGACGGTTGACTTCGGCACTTACGACACCCTGACTTACCAACAGAACGCGGACATAATTTCCTCAATAAGAGACCAGAAAGTCTACGTAACGGAGCAGGATATCAGCTCAACCCAGAACAGGGTGAGAGTGGCAGAGGCAAATGCAGTGTACTAGTCCAGTAAAATAAACTAACAGGAATACGACAACAAAAACTAATGGTAGTACAGATAGTTGTACTTTCCTTTCGGACTTCCAGATTCACAGAACCCCTATATGATAGGTTTGTACGGTTCTCCACTGGCTTATATTCGGGGGTACACCTCCCTATGTTCTGCATACATAACCAGAAGTCGCTTGTTTTTTCAGTAAATATTCTAAAAAAAATTGAAATAAAATGAAAATACCTATTTATAACATAGAAGTGAACCTTGACGACGACGCAACGGGAATGACTGCGATATCGTTTGTCGAAGACCCTGCAATAGAATCTAACTTCCTGTATTTCAGCAAGGAAACCAAACCGATGGTGTTCAAGGTCGAAGACAAGATGCAGCACAAGGTCACAGGGTGCGCTATTTGGGCGAACAAACCGATATACAGGTACAGTCCGTCAATAGGCGAATATTACACAGTGTTCACGCCTGAGACGATAGACAGGATTGTCCACAAATACGCAAAGCAAGGGCTTAACAATCTGGTTGACCTGCAGCACAACGGCAAAATGATTGACGGTGTTGTTATGGTCGAGTATTTCATAAAGGACACAGCCAAAGGCATTGACCCCAAGGGTTTCGAGGAAATAGCCGACGGTTCGCTGTTTGTCACATACAAGATTGAAGACGATGAGCTTTGGAACGAGATAATCAATCCAGAATCCGAATTCAAGGGCTTCAGCATAGAGATTAACGCTGACATAGTCCCGACAGGTGAGTTTGTCGAGGAAGAACCAGAAGACGACTTCGGCGCATTCCTGAGTGAGTTGGTTAAGGCACTTGAAGGGCTGGACTGTGAAATCATAATGTCGAAGGAAAAAAAAAAGCCTGAAAGCCTGATAGTCGAGAACGACGACGACGGGGACGGCGAGAACGACGGACACTGGGGGCTGAACTACCTGTTTGCAGTCGAGCGTTCGGATATCGCAAGCGCGATAGACCGCAAACAAACCGTTCTGATTGACGGAAAAGAAAAATGGCTACATTCATTGGGAAAACGCGGAAAAAAGGACATAGTTGTCCTGTATGACCCCAACAATGGCAAATGGGAAACAAGGGACATTGCCACAATCAAGGAATTCGAGCCTACGAAGACAGCAATAGACACATTCCCAGACCTGCCAAACTCAATTACAGACAACGATGACATAACAATCCAGCGCACAGTGAACACTGGGTCTTATTCCGACTTGATACACAACCGCGTTCCAGTAATGATAAGTTATTCGGACGAACAACCAAACCCACACACAGGGTACAGGACTTGCTATATAGTCGCGTATGGTTACACAAAAGCCAATAACGAGTGTATAAGAGTGTTCCAACAGAACGGAGATTCTCGGAGCGCAAGCGAGGGTATATTGCCGTTGCCTTCATATCGCTTAATGTTGACAAGACGCTGTAAAGGATTCAAGCCGATGCAGGGTGTTGAGAAATACCCTATGAGTGTACTTGACACTTCAATCATCAATTGGAACGGTGACCGCTCAATGTCACCCTGCATTGACCATCTGGTTCAAAGCGACTTCAACGATTAAACATATTTCCAGATGTAACCGTATGAGGTTTTTGTTATACCTCTACAACATAAGAAAATATTATTTCTATTAATATTTAAACTATTGGCTGCATCAGTTGCACTATTCCAAATTCTAATAATATTACCGTTCAAGTCACATTGGACGGTTTTCTTTTTTCTTTTACTGATTCCTTTTTCTATACAATGACCATATCTTACTTGATAGAGACGGTCACACCATTCAAGGTTTGTATAATAGTTGTTGGTTTTCACTTCATCTTTATGGTTTATTTCTACTTTATGTTCTGGGTCATCGTTATCAACAAAAGCCTTTGCAACTAACCTGTGGATATAACAAGTATGCCTTTTACCATCATCACCTATTAAAATAAAATACAAATAACCATCCTTGTTTACCAACGGTTTTAAAACCCCTTTTCTTCTTCTGTTACTTTTCCCATTTCCCATATTGGAAATTTCATACATACTAAAACCTTCTGGTATTACCCAGTTTTCTTCATAATAAGGTAACGCTAACATATCTTTACATTTTTATTGTTCAGTGATATAACCGAATTCCCTTCATTTTTTCCTCAAGAAAATAACTATTCTTGAAATAAAAATGATTAATGTTACAAATACTGACTTTACCAAGCTCTATGACGGCGCACAACAGATAGTCGAGCTGTACCGACAGGAGTTGGGCAGGCAGAAAGTGAACGCAAGCGGCTTACTGTCAAGAACAGCCGACTTCGACGTAGACTTCAACGACAACGAGATAACCGTATACCTGATAACACAGTCCTATGCTTTCTACATAGAAAAGGGACGCAGACCCACTGGCAGCGGTGGAGGTCAGCATTGGGCAAACCCTGTCGGGGACATAGAGCAGTGGCTCAGGCAAAAGATTGCAAACGGTAGTTTCATTCCAAGGAGCAACAGACCCATACCGAAGACACCTCAGGAGCTTAGAAGCGTCTCATACGCGATAGTCCGCAAGATACACAAGGAAGGCTTCTACTCGCCGAACCATCAGGGCAAACACATACTCGAAAACGTACTTGAACAGGCTGACGCTATGGGACTTATTGATTCAATGGTAAACAACATCGTCGAAGCCTACGAGAACGAAGTAAGCGTCGAAATCGCAAAATTGTGACCCTGTTTTGCCGTTCGCTGTATTCTAAACAAAAATAACACATTAAAACACAGACAAAATGAAAATCAATTTTTCTAATTTATTCAAATTAAAGAAAGCCTTGCTGCAGCTGTCCGAGATAGCCACCGAGGAAGGTGTAAACCTTATCGCTGACGGTGAAGTCGAAGTCGGTGCTGAAGTGTTCGTCAACGGCGACGAAGGACTTGTGCCTGCCAGTGACGGTACATACAACTACGACGGCAAAACCTACACAGTCGAGGGCGGCATTGTAACAGCAATTGTCGAACAGGGTGTTCCTGAACCAGAGAACGAACCTGAGACTGACCCAGAAACCCCAGCTGAGACCGAGCCTGAAACTGACCCAGAACCAGAGCCTGAAACCAACCCTGAGACTGAACCAGAGACCAACCCTGAAACTGACCCAGAGACCAACCCTGAAACTGACCCAGAGACCCCAGCTGAGACCGAGCCTGAAACCCCAGCTGAGACCAACCCTGAAACCGAGGCATTGAAACAGCGCATTGCCGAACTGGAAGCACTAGTCGAGGAACTGAAAAAGAAACTGGCAGAACCAGTTGCAGAATCGGTTGAGGAAGAAATGAAAAAGACAGAGAAAAAGGGTAATAAAATGGATTACAGCAGATTACGCGCTGCAATCGACAAGGTCAACAAGGGCTGATTACCCCGAAAAACACAACGGAAATATTCCAAAATAAAGAAAAATAAAACATTAAACACTTTTCAAAATGGCATCTTATACAATTACAGATTTAGACAGCAGATTGAAAGCTTATCTGGATGTCAACAAAGACCAGCTGATAATGGACACCATCTTCAATAGCAAGAGTTCCAAGCTTTTTACCCTGCAGACTGGTGTGAAGGCAGAAACCGCTATCGTCCGTCTTGACAGCACTGTCGCTTTCGCAAACGACAACTGCGCATTCGAGGCTCAGGGCAGCGACACTTTCACCAACCGTACCCTTGTTCCCAACTTCATCAAGGTTAACAAACAGTACTGTGACAAAGACCTGCTTCGCACTTGGAAAGCCAGCGAAGTGAGAATCAGCGCAACCAACAACGACAGTATTCCTTTCGAACAAGAAATTCTCGAACAGAACGGCAAAGTGATTTCCGCTGAAATCGAGAAACTGCTTTGGCAGGGCGACAAGACCAACGGTACAGGCAATATGGCTTATGCTGACGGTTTGGTTACTTTGATTAACAACGACATCACCAACAGCGTAATTCCAGCAGGTAACGTTATTGCAAAGGGCAGCGACACCCTCTGGAACAGGGTTAAAAAAGTATGGCTTGCACTCCCAGCCAACATCGCTGACAAAGCCAGCATCGTTATGAGCATCACCAACTACAAGAACCTTATCGCTGAAATGGCTGACGCTAATATGTATCACATCTTCGAGCAGTACGATGGTGAATACAGATTCCGTCTTCCTTATGCCAACATCGACGTTATCGGCATCGAGGGTCTTGAAGGTGTTGACACCATCTACGGCGTTGTTCTCGACGAAATCTACTACGGCGTTGACCTTGAAAATGACAATGAAGACGTTGACTTCTATTTCGACAAATCTGACCGCAACTTCAAGTATGTTTGCGAATTCGTAGTCGCTGTGCAATACGCATTCCCAGAACACATCTTCATCAACCGCTAATAACCAATAAATTAAGGAGGAAAAACTAATGGCTTGCAAATCTTTCAAACTTTCTGCAATCAACACCTCTTGCGGTTCAAACGTCCCTTCACTCAAGAACATCTGGGTTGGTGCATTCAATTCAGTCGACTGGACATTCACTTATGTGCAAGTTCCAGACCCAGAGAATCCACAACAGACCATTGACTACGTAGACGAAGACGGCAACAAAGTCATTGAATCAATCAGCGGCGCAACCCTTAAGAACGGTGAAGACCTTTTTGTCGAATTCGGTTTCCGCAAGAACACCTGTTCAGCTGATTCTGAAATGACTGTAAACGACAACGGTTCACACTACTTCACCAACAGCGTTAATATGGTGTTCGCAAAACAGGACGCTGCCAAACGTCTTAACATTCAGGCTCTCGCCTCTGGCGACTGCACTGTTCTCTACAAGGACGGCAACAATATTGTGTGGGTAATCGGCGTTGACGCTGAGGCTACCCTTGAGACCGCAACCGCAACCACTGGTACGGCTGTATCGGACAACAACCAGTATGAGCTTACTATCAGCGAGACAAGCGGCATTATGCCTATACCTGTGGCAGCTGCAAACGTCGATACTGTCATCGCAGCTCTTACAACTGCTTAACCGTAATGACGGCAAACTAACGGAAAAGAAGGCGGATAAGAAATTATCCGCTTTTTTTATTTGTTGAATCTGCAGAAAAAACACCCCTGTTTCTGGTTATCATACTGCCAGAGGTCATATTCTAAATAAAAATTAGAAATAATTAGATGAAATTAAAACCAAATGGCAGCAAACAAGCTTAATTTTACGGCTGTTGTATCACAGACAAGGGAAATACCCCAACCGACAATAACACCGAAAAACGACGGATTTCTGAATTGGGGAGGCGATAACAAATACCCTGTCTATCTGCATACACTTTACGAACAGTCAAGCCAGATGTCATCAATAATAAAGGCAATGGTAGACTACATAACAGGCGACGAGATTGTCAACAACACAAGGCTTAAGGCACAGGTGAACCGCAAAGGTGAAACAATAGATGACTTGGTCGAGAAAATAGCCTTTGACTACTGCGTTTACGGCGGTTTCGCATTCCAGATAATCAGAGACCGCAACGGCGACATAGCGGAACTGAACAACATAGATTTCCGCACAGTGAGAACAAACGAGGACGAGGACAAGATATACGTCAATTCAAGCTGGAAATCCTCAGTCGCGAGAAGGAACACCCAGACCAAGGTATATGAGCGTTTCAACCCAATAGCCAGACAGGACAACTCTGTCTACTACTTCAAGGGGCATCTGACTTACGAGGTGTACCCAACACCTATGTATACAGGCGCAATCGTCTCGCTGGAGATATCCACACAGATACCGAACTTCCACCTGCACAACATTGTTAACAACTTCACTCCGAACGCTGTAATCAACTTCAACAGCGGCTCAAACCTCCCAGAAGACGTAATGAGGGAGGCTGAGGAAAAGGTTTATGATAAATTCGTAGGGACTGACAACGCAGGCAACATAATGTTGAGCTTCAATGACGACGCTGAACACGCCACAACGGTTGAGAGGCTGCAGGACGACGGCTACGACAAGAAATACGACACCCTCAAAGAGAGCGTCACAAACGACATCTACGGGGCATTCAGAATAAACCCTGTGCTTTTGGGTATAACCCACAATACAGGCTTCTCCAAGACCGAATACAGCGAGGCTTTCACCCTCTATAACAAGACGGTGATAAAGCCGATACAACAGGACATCGTCAAGTCGTTCGAAAAAGTTTTCGGTGACGGTTGTCTGGAAATAAAGCCGTTCACAATTGAATGGTCAGTTGACGAGAGCGACAAGGACGGCGCAATTGCTAGTAATGCTGAAATAATTGACTAACATATTAAGAAACAATGACATATTTTATTTCAATCGAGGAACTGAAAAACAGCGCGTTCAACGCGAACCTTGACGACGAATACCTGCAGCCAGCAATAGAGGAGGCACAGTCGGTATATTTGAGGGAAATTCTCGGTGACAGGCTCTACAACACATTAACCAACAAGATAGATAACAACACACTCAGCGGCATATACAAGACGCTTGTTGACAACTACATCAAGCCGTTTCTCAGATATGAGGTACAGAGTGTTGTTTGTATACCATTGAACTACAAGCAAAGGAATGCTGGAATCATAAACCAGTATGACCAAGGCTTCAGCACAACGACTGTGAAAGACACAATGTACATTGCAGAACACTATCAGGCAAAAGCTGAATTCTATTCAAACAGGCTCACAACGTTCCTTCAACAGAACGCAAGTTCCATACCAGAGTACGCTTACAGCTGTGACAACGTCACCAACCCGTCAACATCACAGAACGTAACGACAATCTACTTGGGCGGACGGAGGAACAGCAGATGTACTGTCCCGACTGGCAGCGGTGGAGGCGGTAAAACTGACAGTGTCGAATGGGAAAACATATTGAACAAACCCGATTTCGCTACTGTCGCTACCAGTGGCAGCTATAACGATTTAAGTGACAAACCTGTCATACCCACTGTACCTACCAACGTATCAGCGTTCACCAACGACGCAGGCTATCTGACACAACACCAATCATTACAGGGTTACGCTACCGAAAATTGGGTGGAAAACAAAGGTTACAGCACATTCAGCGGCTCTTACAACGACCTTGCGGATAAACCTACGATACCTACCGTAAACAACGCTGTATTGACCGTAAAACAGGGTGGAGTGACCAAGGGTACTTTTTCAGCAAATGCAAACGAAAATGTTGAGATTAATTTAGAGGCTGGAGGCAGTGGCTCTACCGATTGGAATGATATAGCAAACAAGCCTGATTTCGCTACTGTTGCTACCAGTGGCAGCTATAACGATTTAAGTGACAAACCTGTCATACCCACCGTACCTACCAATGTGTCATCATTTACCAATGACGCAGGTTATCTGACGCAGCACCAGAGCCTAGCAGGTTACGCTACCGAAAATTGGGTACAGCAACAGGGTTACAGCACATTCAGCGGCTCTTACAACGACCTTGCGGACAAACCCACTATTCCAGCAGCACAGGTAAACAGCGACTGGAACGCCACAAGCGGTATGGGTCAGATACTCAACAAACCGACCCTTGCTACTGTTGCCACAAGCGGCAATTACAATGACCTTTCAAACAAGCCATCTATGACTGCAGAGACTTGGACTTTCACAGTGGACAACGGACAGGGAGGAACAACAACAGTAACCAAGACCATCTGGGTTCAATAAAAACAAATTGAATTTAATTATATGGATTTCACCAATGTAAAGGAATGGACTATTGCCGAGGGGTCTGTAATAAATGTCACAGATTCCCTTGGAAGGGTTATTTGGGAAAAACAACAGCCTACACCTGTATCTAACGACTATTTCTATATTGAGGACATAAGCGGACAAAACAATACACTGAGTATTGTAAAAAACAACACTAGCGCACCCACAATCGAGGTATTCAAGTCAACGGACGGTACTAACTGGGCTTCTATGGGTACTACTGATACCACAGCTATTGAAGCCACTATACCAGCAAACGGTAAGTTGTATTTGAAAGCTACTGCAAATACTTGGTCTAATAATGATTATAATAATAATATAACAGTCAATGGAAACCACAACGTCGGCGGTAATATAATGAGCCTTATTTATGGGGACAACTTTATTGGTAAAACAAGTTTTCCGTCTGGCAGTAGTTATAATTTCAATAAATTATTCCATAATAATAGGTATCTTATATCAGCAAACGACCTTGCACTTCCAGCAACAACACTGACTGAGGGTTGTTATCGTAGTATGTTCAAAAACTGTAATTCTCTGACTTCTGCACCTGCTTTGCCTGCAACGACACTGGTTCAGAGTTGTTATGCAAGTATGTTCGAAAATACGTCATTGACCACAGCACCTGTTTTACCTGCAACAACACTGGCTCGTAGTTGTTATTACTATATGTTTGGATACTGTTATTCTCTGACCACAGCACCTGTTTTACCTGCAACGACACTGGCTAATTATTGTTATTGTAATATGTTTGACAGTTGCAGAAGATTGAATAAAGTAACTACTTATGCAGCAGATATTTCAGCGTCGAACTGCCTTAACAACTGGTTATATGACGTTTCCTCAACAGGCGACTTCTACAACTTGGGCGGAGCGACTTATCCGACCGACAGCGCAAGCGGCATACCTACTGGATGGACAGAACACACAAGCCTTTAATATTCTAACTAAAAATAAAGAGTAAATAAAAGATACAAAGTTATGTTAAACGACACCAACAAGAAAAGAACAGTTATAGTCCTTGGTAAAGGCGGAGGCGGTCAGGCTGAATCCGTTGAATGGGACGATATCTTGAACAAACCCAATTTCGCCACTGTCGCTACCAGCGGTGATTATGACGATTTGAATGACAAACCAACCATATTGACACAGTGGTTTGGTACACAGGCTGAATACGACGCGATTGCAACAAAAGACCCCAACACAATCTATAACATTGAGGGTGGAGCAAAAGAGGATTTGGATTTGTCCACGCTTACACAGGCTCAATATGTGGATTTCTATACAAATTACAACACCTACAAGGCAAACTATGATTTGAACTGGGGCGGATTGCCAATACTTTCAATTAACAGTTGGCAACCAGATGCAAGCATATCACCAGTTCCAGTTATTGTAGTACAATACGGCATATACGGACAGAGCGCGTTAATGACAGGCGGAGATGATGAAGTGTATTTCGGAGTACAGTTGATAGCAGCCGACGGAAGCGTCATTAATTACAGTTCAAGTATGATTTTCAAACAGATTTGCCACACAGCCAGCTATAACGACCTTGTCGACAAACCGACTATCCCGACAGTACCTCCTATGGCTACTGAGACACTTACCTTTACATTACAGGGCGGCACTACAAAAACAGTTGATTTCTATACAGTGCCTAACTATTTCTATGTGGAGGACATTAGCGGACAGCCTAATACTTTGAGTATTCAAAGAACTAGTGACGCACCCACTATCGAGGTGTTCAAGTCAACAGACCGTATCAATTGGGTAAGTATGGGCAGTACATTGTATGATACGCCAATCACAGCCACAATTCCAGCGAACGGTAAAATATATCTTAAAGCGACTGCAAACACTTGGAATGTTGATTATGAATTTAACTATATTTATGCTAGCGGAAACCACAATATTGGTGGCAACATTATGTCCCTGTTGTATGGTGATAACTTTAGTGATAAGACAGAATTTCCAAGTGGAAGTGATAGTAACTTTGTCTCTTTATTTGGAGACGATTCTACTTTAATTAGCGCAAATAGTCTTCTTTTGCCTGCCACTACATTGACTAATAGTTGTTATTATGGTATGTTCTTTGATTGCCCATCATTGACCACCGCACCTGTATTGCCTGCTACAACTTTGACTGATATGTGTTATTATGGTATGTTCAGTAGTTGTTACGACCTCAATTCCGTAACCACATACGCACAAGACATTTCAGCGACAGACTGTATTGCTGGCTGGCTCAGCGGTGTTTCAGCAACAGGCGATTTCTACAATTTAGGTGGAGCGACTTATCTGACCGACAGTCAAGATGGTATTCCTACTGGTTGGACAGAGCACACATCGTTATAATAAAAATAAATTGAATTTTTATTCAATAATTAAAAATAAAATAGAATAAATGTCTTATGATAGACTTTACAAACGTAACAGAGCTGAAATTGGGTAACGCACTGGTTGAGAGGGTAACGGATTCTTTGGGTGTGGTATTATGGGAGGTATCGCGCCCAGAGCCTGAGCCTGACCCTGCAAACAGCTATTTCTATATGGAGGATATAAGCGGTTCTGACAACACTTTGAGTATTGTAAAAAACGACACTAGCGCACCCACTATCGAGGTGTTCAAGTCAAGTGACGGTACGAATTGGGAGAGTATGGGCAACACTGATACAACGGCAATCACAGCCACAATACCTGCGAACAGCAAATTATATATCAAATCCGTTTCAAATACTTGGGGTAACAGTTACTATAATAATATCACAGCCAGCGGAGCGCACAACGTCGGCGGCAACATAATGTCACTGTTGTATGGGGATAACTTCAGAAATCAGACAACTTTTCCATCTGGCGGTAGTAATTTTAAATTCTTTAATATTTTCTGTAATAATAGAAATTTAGTCTCAGCAATCGACCTTGCACTACCTGCTACCACACTGACTGATTACTGCTATTGTGATATGTTCAATGGTTGTACGTCATTGACCACTGCACCTGCTTTACCTGCAACAACACTGGGTCAATCCGTTTACGAACGTATGTTCTATCGTTGTACAGCATTGACCACTGCACCTGCTTTACCTGCAACAACACTGGGTCGGTATTGTTATAGTAATATGTTCAACGGCTGCACCGCTCTGACAACCGCACCTGAATTACCTGCTACCACACTGATTAGAAGTTGTTATCAAAGTATGTTCTATCGTTGTACAGCATTGACCACTGCACCTGTTTTGCCAGCTACAACAGTGGCTTTGGAATGTTGTAGAGATATGTTCTATGGTTGTACAAGATTGACCACTGCACCTGTTTTGCCAGCTACAACATTAGCTGAAAATTGTTATCAAAATATGTTCAAAGGCTGTACCAGCCTTAATTCTGTAACAACCTATGCCACAGACGTTTCAGCTGATAGGTGTCTTGCTGATTGGCTAGACGGTGTTTCCTCAACTGGCGATTTCTTCAATCTCGGCAATCCAGCACCAACGTATTCGAGCGGAGCAAGCGGCATTCCTACTGGATGGACAGAACATACGTCACTGTAATCTTACATAAAATAAAAACTAAAATCCAATTAAAATAAAATGAGTGTTATTAAAAACAACAAAACATACGGTATACGGGTCAAAATAGAAGAAGTACAACCCAATCCTTTTGCCGATTACCTGACCTGCATATATGAGGTTCAACAACCGAGTGACAGTTTCGCGATACTCGAAAACACAAACAATATCAGCGGATGGCGATACAAAGGAGAAACCGAATGGCGAACCCCTGAAACCAATATACAAGTGACCACAAGCGGTTTAATTGAAATAGAATTCAACCTGACAGACAACACATTGATTGGTGTAAACCAGTTCAGGGATTGTAATGTTAGAAAAGCCATACTTACACCAACGATAACAACTATTAACACTAATGCGTTTTTCAGTTGTCATCTTTACGAATTCCCAGAACTGGATAATGTTACATATATTGGGGACGACTGTTTCTATGGATTTTACGCACTTTATGCTGACTACACTATAAATGACAGCGTAGACCGTACCAACTATAGTCAAAAGGCATTTAACACCTACTTCAACACTGGTACAACCAAGATATATGTCAACGGTGACCTGTATTCAATAAACTCACGCTACGGAGAACTGGATTTGCGTAACGGTATAGACGGACTGCCTATATACAGATGGAGATTGCCTAATATGTGGGAAAGCAACCTTTCTGTATTGCGACTGCCTGACACTTTGACCAGTATCAAAGCCTTTGGTTTCAACAACAGTACCATAACTGACCTGTACTTCTACGGTACAGTCCCTCCGACGGAGGAACCGAGAATTGACGGCAGCAACTTTACACCGTTCACTGGATGCAATGTAACCAACATATATGTACCAGCGGCTTCAGTTGACGCTTACAAGGCAAGCCCATCATTTACCGAAGTTGTTGACAAGATACAGGCTATGCCGTAAAACAGAAAATCCAATTAAAATTAAAGGCTTTCCTTAAGACAGGGAAGCCTTTTTTTCGACATATTCTTAAAAAAACATTAATTATGAATCTTACTGAACTATACGACAAGATAAAGGAATATGCAAATAACACTCAGACTGTCGAGACGGTGACTTTTCTTTCACCTTATGTTGTCTGGAATTCGAAAAACCTGAAATACCCCTGTTTCAGCGCGAATCTGGAAAGGGTTTCATACACCGACAATACAATAGAATACCATTTCCAGTTTGTATACGGCGCAAGGCTGGCTAACGATTCAAGCAACCTGTTTGAGTTGCAGGACACTGCCTTTAAAGTTATACGCAACGTAATCAACCACTTGAAGGATGAATTCGGGATGGATGGTTTTGAAACAACAGACATATACCCGTTCACACAGTCGTTCGCTGACATTCTCGCAGGGGGCTATGCCGATGTTGTCATATCTACACCGATGGATGAACTGGACTGTTACGGATTTGACAAGTAATAAATTCTAATCCAATTTGTTATCTATGAACTACGACTATATAAACGACAACTCATACCCCGACGGTGTCACCTTGACCAACTGCCAGCACACCCATATTGCTGAAGGTTGTACTGGGACGCTGTCAGGCTGCACTTACATACAGGCGGACACAGGCTGCACTTCACTCAGCATTTCCAATTCCAGATACGTTGAAATCGGCAAAAACAACAGGAACGTAACAATAGCGGATGCCAGCTACGTACTTGTCGGCGACGCGAACATAAACCTGACCATAGGGAGGCACACCATTGAACGATTCACCGACACTGGGGCTGACAGTGTCATAGCAGGCTACGCTACGAGGGGCAACCAGATAACAGGTGAACACCAGCTTTCCGACAGAAGTTCCTCAACGGCGATGGGCGGCTTTTTCAACAGGGTGGAAGACGGCGCGATGTGCATTGTTGACAGGGCGACAGGCAGCGACATACGCAAGGCAAAAAGGATTGACATATCGCAGACGAACAACGCGAGGGTTGAGACAACGAACCTGACGCTAGCCAAACGGTCTGCATTCCTTGACTACGCGCTTGTCGGACAAACCACAAGGGTTGTGAACCGCAACAGGACTTTTGAACGACAGTCGGACGCTGACGGCGTTCTGCTGGACTACCAATCAGAAAGCCTTGTCAACGACACAAAAGGGAAGGGACAGCCCAAATATGCGAAAATCGACGGAATCTGGACATTGGTTGAATGACCCCTCTTGTACGTAATAACCAGAAACCACTCCTTTTTTCCGTAAAATAAAAGAAAAACCAATTCAAATTATATATGCTTCAGTTATATGTTAACAACACGCTCGCAGACCTTGACGAGCAAACGATAATAAGCGTCACCAAGACCTATGAGAGTGTGACAAACCCAGTGCTGTATTACAGCGACTTCAGCAAGACTGTCAGGCTTCCTATATCGGCGAACAACAACAGGATATTCAGCAACTTCAACAGGCTTGATTCGGCTGTCACCAACCTGACGATAGACCCGTCGAAGAAACAGACGTTCGTCATAACGGACAACAGAGAGCCAGTTATGGAAGGCTGGTTGAGGCTTGACAACGCAAACACCATCTGGACAGACGAGTGCTACGAGGTCACGCTGTACAGTACACTTGGTATGATTTTCAACACCTTGAAAATGTTGACGTTCAACAAGAACGCTGAAGGTGTGGACGAACAGTACAAGATTGACAGTCCACTGTCGGACGAACTTAAGATAGACTGCGAGCTGGTAAAAGAATCGTTCGAGCAGCAAAGGCATTCGCTGAATTCGGACGCTGTTCTTGATTGGATTGGCTTCATACCGACATACCAAGGCAAATACAGTGAATTCCAGTCCGACAGGGAACAGATATCACCCAGCACAACAATTGAAATAAGCAAGGAGCGCGACGAACACTACCAAGGCGAATACCGTTCATACTACCAGCAGCCCTTCATCTGGGTAGACAAGCTCTGGAAAACCGCAAAGGACAAGATTGACAGCATTAGCGATTACACACTCAATCTAGACCGTTCTTGGTTTTCAGAGGTTAACCCCTATTACACAGACCTCATATACACCTGTCCGAGCCTTTTCACTTCGGACGACAACTTCAAGTCGATAAACGAGACATTCAGCGACAACCGTAACCAGTGGACACTCTATGTTCCCTCGAAAAACCCTCAGTTGTCCAATCACAGGCAGATTAACGTCAACAACATCGTTCCCCGTTCAAATACAGGTATATACGACACCGAGACAGGCATTTTCAACCCAGAGGGTGATGCAGGCGGAACAGTCTTCAAGGGTCAGTTCCAGCTTGTTCTTTCAACACCGCTGCCTTCGTCGCTACCTGACAATTCAATGTACAGCAAAATCAGAAAAGACAATCCTTTCTATTTCAGAATCAAGGCTGTCAACGCAAACACCAACGAGGATATAACAGGCGCGAGCAAGACCTTTCTGCTGTTCTCAGACGAACACAACGCAGGCAGGCACACCTACGACGAGGCAATAGACTTGGGTATAACCGAGAGGAATTCCCCAATGCCAACGGCATTAATCACACAGAGACCCCATTTGGGTACTTCTGGCAACCATACATATTCAGACGCTTATTATTGGACTACGAAGCTTAATTTCACCCTGAATGTCACCGAGAATGTCCCCTACAGGATTGTCATTGAGGTCTGGAACGCTAACAACGGCGACCCATTTGAAACCTGTGGAATGGGTGTTTTCGGCTCGATGCCCACTTGGGACTGGCTCTGGAGTGACTACTTCATCACCTCTGGCAGTGACAGGGGCTACTCTATGTATTTAGACATCAACACTCTGGCTTGCGAGACACAGGAAAACTTGAGAACAAACTCAGAGGTGACTATGTACCGCATATTTCCGAAGGACACAACGCTGTTCGACGTTATTTTGAATTATTCCAAGATGTTCGGTTTAATGTGGGACGTTGACGACGACAACCGCACAGTGACCGTAATGTCAAGGACAAGGTTCTTTGAAGACGCTGCAATAGAGGACTGGAGCGGAAAGATAGACCGTTCCAAGGATTTCAAGTTCTCGCCACTGACGTTTGATAAAAGATATGTCTCTTTCAACTACGGCGAGGGAAAATGCGGTCAGCTGCAAAGGTATGAATCGAAATACCAGTATACCTACGGCTCGAAGAAACTGGACACTGGCTATGAGTTCAACGCGGACGAGAACAAGCTGTATGACAAACTTGTACCGTCGGTAGTGGCACAAAAAAGGCAGTTCAGCAAGATGACTAATACAAACAACCCAGACAGACCGAACTTTGTTGGCTACAGCTATATGGTGTACCCGAATGAACACTATGTTGACAACGACGACAATGGCGAGAACGCTGGTATGTCGGGCGCGTTCTATTTCCGTAATGGTACGTTCACTCCCGACAGCAAGGTAAGCAGCCAGTACTACGACGGAAGCTATGTAGTTGTGGTTAGCGACGACACACCGCTCCAGACTATGACACAAGAATTCTGCTGGAATCTGACGAGCGAGAACGCTGTTCTTTGCAGACATCTGCCTGACATTTCAACAATTTCAAACTATTCGTTGGGTAAAAGGTGGAGCGTACACTTTGAATCACCCAAGGAGTACTTTTTCACAACCCCTGACAGTGAGATTAAATACATATATTCTTGTTTCTGGGACAATTATATCAACGAGAGGTACTGCAGCCAGAACAAGAAGCTCACAGCGTACCTGTATATCACCCCTGACGAATACAAGGCGGTCAATTTCAAGGGGTTTGTCAAAATAGACAACATACTATACCATATAGACAAAATATACGACTACAATTTCAACTCCTACGACCCTGTCAAGATGGATTTGGTTCAAGTGTGGGACTTGACAGCTTATACGGCTGGTCAATGGCAGTTCCCATACCTTTACACAGACCCAGAGAGGGTGAACGCGACAACGACAGCCCAGACGGTGACAGTGTATTCCTCAACGGACTGGGATATCGACCCGACAACCATTCCGAGCTGGCTTTCAGTCACAAAGTCAAACGGAAACCTTGTTGTAACCGCATTGTCGACAACCGACTTTGCAAGGGGGGCGGATATACAGCTCATATTGGGAACATACGGTAATTTTTCAATCAGAAACCAACTTGGTTACACCCTGAGGGTTACGCAAGACCCAGCACAGCAGTACAGGCTCAATGTGTCGCAGAACGTTTTGGTTTTTCCTGACGAAGGCGGAAGAAGGAGTGTCGAGGTGGACTGTCACAACAAGACCAACGACGCGATTTCCGTTGTCTCAAGCGCAAACTGGGTACTGGCTTACATAATGGAATACACACAGGACAATTCCAACCGCAGGGCTGGAACGCTGCATCTTTCCCTCAACGTCCGACCGAACCTTTCCACAACGCCCAGAAACGCCTCTGTGAGCCTTTCAATCGTCGCAGGGGGTCAGGAGTATACCCAGACCGTTTTCGTCGGTCAGCAGGGCGGAAATCGCCACACAAGGGACTATGACAGGTTGGTCATAACCGACGATGAGGATATGCAGGTTCTTGACGGCAACGGAAACAGGGTGACAACAACCCTTGTCAGCGGAACGGAATACCATTTCAGCGACCTGTTCCCAGAAGAAATCGACATAAATTCAATCAGAATTACTTCTGGCTCTGTGAACATAACAGGCAACAGCGGAAGGCAGACCGTAACGTTCACCCCACAGCTCACCGACGGGGCTACCGAGGGTGGCGGTATGATTACCGCGGTCACAATGAACGGCAACACAGTCAGTTACAACTACAATGTGTCATCGACCGCACCTGCACCGACTTCGAGAAGGGTGAGCGTCGGGATATCGGGCGGCAATGGTATGTTCAGACTGTCGACTGGCTCGCAATCTTTCACACCGATAACAGCCAGTTCCTACAGGGGAGCGTTCACAGACGGTACGGTCATCACCCTTGAGGCACAGCCTGCAGCTGGCTACTCATTCAGCGGATGGGTGGACAACAGCGGAACGCGGTACAGCACACAGACTGTAACGTTTACTGTTGGCTCAGATTACGCGGACGCACAGGGCAACATATCATACACACTCAATCTTGTCGAAGCCGAAACGCTGTACACATTGCACATACGCACAGGCAACGGCGGATATATAACAGTAGGCAGCGACACAACGCGCTATACCGACTACACAAAGACAGTGGCTTCAGGGGTGACAATTGCCGATGTTCAGGTGTTTGCCAACAGCGGCTACACATTCTCCCAATGGAGCGACGGAAGCACAAGGCAGACAAGAGATTTCACAATGTACGGCAATCAGGACTTGACGGTCATATATACAGGCGGAAGCAACCAGTACAGGGTGACGGTCGACGGTGGCGGACTTCGGGGTTCTGGCGACACAATAACGCTGGAACTTGACGGCAACACTGTCGCAAGATGTTCAACAGGCGAGACCAAGGTTCTGACAGTCGACGGCGGAACATACGAAATGAAACTCAACTGCGACATAGCGGACACTTCATCTGTATTCAGTGCATTCGACATAGACGGTACACAGTACACTGACAATCCGTATGTAAATTCCAATTGGAATATTTCAGCCGACACAGTCATAAAGGTCTTGACAGCAGCCCCAAAGGTGACGAGAAACATAACTTTCGATACAACAGACCTTTACAGCGCAAACGACACTGTCACAATGTCAATCGACGGACAGGTTGTCGCAACTGGAAGGTACGGACAGACACAGGTTGTTCAAGTTGACGAGGGTACACACACAATGGTTCTCTCAGCCACACTGGACAGCTCGTCGGTTTTCACATCGTTCAAAGTCAACGGAACGACATACACAAGCAATCCGACAAGAATATCAAGCCTGACAATCGACAGGAACATAACTGTTTTGGCTGCAAGCGAGGCAGCACCAGTCGTAGTGTACAGAACACTGACAGCCGACGGTACAGGACTTTATGCAGCAGGTGACAATATGCTGATTACCGTTGACGGTACGGACGTTCTGACGGTGGACTACGGCGAAAGAAAAACAACAAACATAGAGGAAGGCACACACACACTGAGAATAAGCTGCACAACGACAGGCACTTTCAATTCGTTCACTGTAGGCGGAACACAGGTGACAAGCAATCCGTATACAAATTCCAACTGGAATCTTTCAGCCGACACTTCAATTACTGTGTCTGTGTCGCAACCTCAACCACAGCCTGAACCAGAGACGGAAAGTTATTTCTATATCGAGGATGTCAGCGGACAGGCGAATACACTAAGTATCAAGAAAAGCAACACTAGCGCACCCACAATCAAGGTATTCAAGTCGACAGACGGTACAAACTGGGTTAGTATGGGCAACACCGATACAACGGCAATCACAGCCACAATACCAGCAAACGGCAAACTCTATCTGAAGGCTACAGCTAACAGTTGGAATAGTAGTGATTATAATAAATATTATAATAAAATATCAGCCAGTGGAGCGCACAACGTAGGTGGCAACATAATGTCGCTGCTTTACGGTGACAACTTTGAAAATCAAACAACTTTCCCGTCTGGCAGTACATATAATTTCTATAATATTTTCTCTAGTAATACCAAGTTACTTTCAGCAGCTAGCCTTGCACTTCCAGCAACAACACTGACTAATAGTTGTTATCGCGGTATGTTCAAAAACTGTACGTCATTGACCACAGCACCAGCTTTACCAGCAATGACACTGGCTATATATTGTTATTCAGAAATGTTCTATGGTTGCACAGCTTTGACACAAGCACCTGATTTACCAGCAACAACATTGGCTAATTATTGTTATAGTTTTATGTTCCAAAACTGTACCTCTCTGACCACAGCACCTGCATTACCTGCAACGACACTGGCTGATAGTTGTTATTTTCAAATGTTCGATAACTGTACCTCTCTGACACAAGCACCTGAATTGCCTGCAACGACAATGGCTAGATGTTGTTATCAAACTATGTTCTATAACTGCACAGCATTGACCACTGCACCTGATTTACCAGCAACAACATTGGCTGATATTTGTTATAGAAGTATGTTCTCTGGTTGCACCAGCCTCAACAAAGTGATTACCTATGCAACAAATATTTCAGCGTCGGGCTGTCTTACCAACTGGCTAGACGGCGTTTCCTCAACTGGCGATTTCTTCAATCTCGGCAATCCAGCACCAACGTATTCGAGCGGAGCAAGCGGCATACCTACAGGGTGGACAGAACACACTTCACTTTAACCACAAAAGCCTCCATCATTCGGGGGCTTTTTTATTGTCTTGATTTGCCCTTTGTACACATATAACCACAAACACAACTTTTTTTCCGTAATATTCTAAGAAAAAAACATCTATGATTCATATTGATAGACCAGTTGACTGGCAGAACTTGTCGATTGACGAATATATCCAGCTTCAGGACTTGCTTACGGACGAACAGAACACCAAAGAGGAACAGGAAGACTTGATAATGCAGGAGCTTCAGATTGTCTACGGGGTCAACCCCTACCAGCTTGACCTCAAGAATTTCAAATCACACATTAAAGGGTTGGAATTTCTCTCGAAGCCGATACCCAAAATGAAAGTGAAAGACAGCTATATGCTCAACGGAGCAAAATATTACCTACACAAAAAACTTGAAGAATTCAAGGTTGCACAGTACATCGACTTTACGCGGATAGCACAGGACAACAAGGGTGTGGAGGCATACCCAGAGTACATCGCGCTGTTTCTGACACCTTCCAGCGACGGCGACTACGGCGACGGCTACGACGTACAACAGGTTGTCGACGACATACGCAAGTATATGTCCATTGCCGACGCTCTGAGCATTGCCACTTTTTTTTTCAAATCGTCCGTTCTGTTCATCGCTCTTTCCCAGTGGTTTTCAATGAGAAGGGCGACGAGGGCGATAAAGGACAGGAAGACGAGACGGGAACTGAGGAGGAAGACAAAACAGCTGATGAGGCTGACACTTGGGGAGTGACACCGCTGTTGCTCGCTGTCAGCCAGAAGACGATGACACCGCTGCAGCAGCTCTATGACTGGGCTATAACAGAATTTTTGTACTATGCCAGCTACATAGTTGAACAGAACCAGAAAGAACTCAGGCAAATCAAGCGTATACAGTCGAGAGGTTAAACCCTTCAACAATATTCTAAACAAAAAGAAATGAAATTAATTGACATACATTTGGCTGCCACGCCTATAGAACCCAAGACATACGCATACAACGTAGAACTGCTGGACTACACCTCCAGCTGGACAATCATACACACTGGAAAGTTTTTCGCAAATACAGGCGAACAGGACATTCAACTGGAACTTGACGACATACTTGTCACCAACCACTATTACAGGGGGGGACAATCGATAGTCCCAGTCATAGACAGCACAACCAATTCATATATAATGCCCAAGGACGAGACAGGCATTGTCAAGGAGTGCTACCGCAACAGTGTCAGGGTTTCGGCGGTAAACGGTTCGGATTTCGCGACGGTCACCAAGGAATTCTGGTTTACTCCACAGAACGTTTTCGGTTATTCCCGTCCGTTCGAGAGCGGAATGCAGATACCTGCAAGGGTGGAGGGACTTATGCCCCACATTCCAGCAAACGCACCGAGCGGCTTCAGTTGGTCAGTCCTGTTGTGGAACGGCAACAATATGTCGGTCACAGTCAATTCAAGCACCGACGGGACAGAAACGGAATCATTTACAGCAGCAGCAAACACCGCGTACAATATTAGGCTTGAGGGCGCGACAAAGAGCTATGCAATCAACGGTCGCGACGTTGCGGTCGTTGACAGCTGTACCAAGCCCTACTACCTGATATGGCTTGACAATATGGGTGGTTTGCAGTGTCAGGGTTTCCTTAAAACATCTGAATTCAGCCGAAACTACCAGAACAAGACAGCCATTGATTCAAAAAACAGCGAATGGAAAATAACTTCCACAACGACAGGCAACTGGACATTGAAATCACAGAATCTTTCGGACAATGAATATCGTATTTACGGTGAAATGTTCAACAGTCCTTTCATCGTACTTCTTGATATGGTGAACAACAGGTTGCACTACGTCAACATAACGGACACCGATTATACAGAAAAACACAGAACTAGGAACGACAGCAAACCTGTCTTCTTCCAAGTCAAGGTCAGTTCAGCAGAGAAACTGAGGATTTAATCATCTTACATATAACCAAAAAAGGGGTCATTTTTCTGCAAAACGCCCCTTTTTTTTTTATGATGGATTATTTCTTATCCAGTTTTTCTTGTACCTTCTTCTTTTTTTCCTCAGCCTCCTTTATATAAGCGAAATACAGCCCACCGAGCGTTCTTGTCAGTTCAAGCAGACAGGCATTGCAGCTGTAGTCGAGGCGCTTCTCATAACCGAGTTCTTTGTAAATGTCGGTCATCAAGTCAAAGTCTTTCCTTCTCAATCCATAGACGTATTTGCCGTAATAACCTCTCGTCAGATGTTGTTCGACAGTCTTAAGGGTCTCGTACTGTTTTCTAGTAAGTTTCTTATTCATTTATAAATGAGTTTATTTTAATTATTAACGTTTTAAGTGTTTCGGTGACAAAATGCAGCAAGTCTGCAATTACAGGGGTCATATAAGCGACAAGGCATACATAGGCGACCGCTGGTATTGTCAGGCTGTGTGTCAGCAGCAAATACAGCAGCCCAGTCCAAAACGACATACAAAGTGAACAGCTGAACGGCTTAATTTGGAACGGTTTCTTTATCTTTCCATTGGTCAGCCATCCGCTTATTATCGTTGTTATTTCGTCCCAAAATCCGCTGATATCCAGAACGAATACCCACATAGTGGCAATTAACAGAATGTCAGTCATCATATATTAAGTTCCTCCCTTATTCTATTAATATTCAATGATATAGTTTTTCTATTTACCCCGAAATAGGTTGCAGTCCTTATGACGCTCCCACCGAGAATGCTGAAGACTATTAACAGCCTTCTGTCGCTCAGGTTCAATCTGTTGAGCAGTTGCAGCCTGTTGTGTGTGTCTTCGTTGCCCCAAACTGTAAGCTCCTGCTTGAGCAGTTCCTCATATTCTCTCACTTTTTCCAACATTTCTGTTGTCGGTATCGTTTCGTATGTCTTTTTCGCGAATTCCAGTTCAATTCTCTGTCTCTCAGCCTTGGTCATTGATATAGTCCGTTATCTGCTTATTGTCGGCGACGGTGTTTGCAAGAACGTCCCATCTGACGCTGTCCTGTTGTTCTTGGTTGCGCACACAGCCTTTCAGTTTGCGGTATGCGTTCGAGCTTCGCGACCTGACGGTGTTTGCAATAACGCGCGAAAAATAGTTTCGAGCCTCATATTCCAAGTCGGTTTCCTTCCGCTGTGCGCTGTCGCAGAGTTTGTCCCACACTTGCGGTTTCTGTTCGAGTATAGAAAGCCAAGCTTCCTGCAGATAGTCTTCGTAGTAATTGTCTATATCACTGGGGAACATCAGTTTCTTGACGTAGGCGGCAACAAACCCACTCCTTAACAGGTATTCAACAACATAGTCCTTTATCTCGTCAGTGGTCATATTTATAATATACAAATTTTTAATTTAATATATAATAAGTAGTCCCCTAAATCCAAAAGTGACCCCGTTTTACGGAAAAAAAGTCGAAAAAGCGGTTAAAGATACGGGAAAACTATTCTCAAACAAAAGGATAATATTATGTTTGAGAATATCCAACCATCAAAATACACTATGGGCTATGACCCAAAATTCAAAGAACCAGAAACAGTAGCCATTATAGAGGCTGTCGAGAACGCATATATAGCAGGCTACAGCCGTAACACAATCCGACGTTTGCTTGTACAGGAACTTGGTCTGAAGGGCGAATACGCTGACGCTATCACAGCCAAAGGCTGGAAGTCGCTGCACTCCAAAGGCGGCGACAGGGAGGATGGAATGAAGACAAAGAACCTCGCCAGACTGGAACATATCTACCACAAGGCACTGGAGACAGGCGATTTCAAGAACGCTATTGCAGCTGTCGACCAGTTGAACAAGCTGTGCAAGCTCTACACCAACAAGGTTGAGGTTACCACCGACGAATATGTGCTTGATTTACTAGGTAATGGTGAAAAATAAAATCAAAATAAAAACAATACCACTACTCCAGTGGCAAAAGGACGTAGTGACAGGACTGCTGGCTAACCCATCTGATATTCACACTGTTAAGAGTAAAAGGCAAATCGGTAAGTCCGTACTTGTTGAGAATATACTGTTGTATTATGCCATCAACAAGGCTGGTACAACATCAATCTGCATATCACCGACACTGAACCAGTCGCGCAAGATATACAAGGAAATCCGAAAGGCGATAGTAAATCTGCCTATATATGAATCAAGCAATTCAACCACACTTGAAATACAACTAACCAACGGCTCACAGATTCTACTTAAGTCAGGCGAACAGGCTGACGGTCTGAGGGGTAACACTGTATCAGGTATTTTGTGTATAGACGAAGCTGTGTACGTCAAAGACCAAGTGATATATGAAGCATTGCCATTCGTCGATGCAAACCAAGCTCCAATACTTCTGACTTCCACACCCAAGTTCCGACAGGGTGTCTTCTATGACTTCTACAAAAAGGGTATGGAGGGTGAGAAGGGTTTCCATTCGTATGACATTTCCGAGTACGATACGAGTGATTTGCTGCCTCCTGAGCGTCTTGAAATGTATCGACGGAGTGTAGCCCCACAGATATTTCGTTCGGAGTTTCTGGGCGAATTCATTGACGTTGTCAGTCATCTGTTCGGTGACCTTGAGCGGCTGGTAGGCTCAGTGTTGACCCCGTCGAAAACAAAAGTGTTGGGAATCGACTTCTCCAACGGTGGACTTGACGAGAGCGACAACCCTGACGAGACAGCCATTGTGATGCTTAATGAGTTCAAGCAGATGGAACAGTGTTGGTCATTTGCCGACAAAGACGCTATACAGACAGTCGACTTCATTGTAGACCTCATCAAGACCTACGGTATAACAAAAGTTGTGGCTGAAGCTAACTCTATGGGACGCACATACATAGACCTACTGAAGAAGAAAGTGTCAGCACAGCACCTTAGATGTCGCATAATAGAGTTCTGGACAGACCAAAAGACCAAGCAAGACATCATACAAGCATTGCAGGTGGAGTGTCAAAATGGTACTATACAACTAATCAATGACAACAAATTGCTGCTGGAAATGGTGTCGTTCGAGGTCAGCGCAACAAAGACAGGCAAACTGCATTATGAAGGAGCTAATTCTGTGAAGGATGACCTTGTAATGGCTCTGGCATTCGCCTTGTATGCCCTCAAACAGGGTACGCTCAACATCAGATAATTTTTTTTTCATTTAATTTGCTGGTTGACAGGACTTATGTTGCTCTATATCCTTGAATATGGTGTTACGACACTATACGCAAGGATACAGAACAAAATTTTTGTGTATCTTTGCAGCGTCAAACTTCAATTGAAATTAATATGAAATGTATCTTATTTGCCAGAGTGTCAACAAGTTCTCAAGAAATTCAGTCGCAAATCGACGAGACCAAGGACTATGCAAGGTCACTTGGTTTCAATGAATTTGTAATAATAGCAAGGGTGGGTGCAAGCGCAAAGACCCTGTCAAGGCTGTATATTGAAATGGTCGACGAGCTTAAACAGACTATAACAGACAACCCAGACATAAAGGCTGTAGTTGTATACCATCTGAACAGGTTGGCTCGCAATGAAATAGCGGCATTCGACATCAAGGAATTTCTCGTCAAACACAAAGTCCAACTTTATGTCAAAGAGCCTACGCTGTGCCTTCTCAACGACGACGGTACGGTCAACAGCGGTATGGAGTTGGCATTCAGCCTGTTCAGCACACTTGCTAAACAACAGGCGGATGAGCTTAAAGCAAAATCAAAACGCGGCAAAAACCAAGCAAGAAGCCTTCACAAGTTCCTAGGCGGCTCACAGGTACGTTTCGGGTATGAAGTCAACGGACAGGGTTATATTGTCCCAGACAAACACAACGCGGAAATAGTCAAGACCATATACACACTGTATCTGGAGAACGGTGTATCAACAAAGCAAGTGCAAAAGGAAATCAACGAACGCTACGGGACTACATTGTCAAGGGCGTTCATTATCAAGGTACTCAAGCAGCCAGCGTACTACAACGGCAAATCCTGTCCTGCCATCATATCACAAGAGTTGTTCGAACAAGTAAAGTCCAAGCGAGAGAACAGCGCGACAACCGTAAGTTCACAGTACCTTTACCGCCGTTTCGCTAACAGGCTAATCAAGTGTCCTGTATGCGGTGGAGGATATACCGCTGGCGACGACTGCTACAAATGCACAAACCCGACACACAGACCGCAATTCAATATAGGCTGGATTGACGGGCTTCTGTGGCTGATATCGTCCCATTTGGAGGGTCAGAGGCTCTTACAGTCAGACACCGATTCCGAGATTACCCAAAAACAAGCCGTTCTGACGGCTAAAATTGCTTCTGTTGACACCATATCCAAACGCATTGAGAAAAGCCGACAGAGGGCAAAAGAAATGGCTCTACGGGGTTTCATTACGATGGATGAATTGTCAGCCAGAATGGAGGAGTTGAAAAAAGAGGCGAAAGACACCGAGAACAACCTAATATGTTGGAGGGAGGAATTGTCAGCGTTGCAGCACAAGCCAGACACAAGGGTTCTGGACATTGCGGAGAAAATCAGCCTGTCGGACGAGGCACAGATGAAGGACATTGTCAGGCGTTGGGTCAGGTCAGTGGACATTGACGGCTGGACTGTTGTTGTACATACATTGGTTAGGGACTACCGCATTGAATACAGATATACGCAACGTCATAAATGGTGGCTTCCAAGTGGTTCACCGCTACTGGTTCAACGGATTCTGAGAGGCACTGACGGCGCAAGGCTGGATGATTTAAAAGTCAAGTCAGCTGACGCGATGGTCAGGACATTAAGTTGGTTGAATGGTTCAAAAATTGTATAATCATTTAAAATATATTAAGTTATGAAAGTTTACAGAGCTAGAAAAAAAGGTACAAAAACAGACCTGTATGTTGCATTGCACAATGTCTATTTCGTTAAAGGCATAATACACTTCACCTTACATTCAAACACCTATGATGTGTACATACGCAAGGGCGATGTGCTTGACAGTCGCTTCGATGGTGATGTTTTACAACACATTAGAACAAAGAACTGGGAGTTGGTCGATATTGACGAGAATGAACTGGTGAAAGTCGATTAAGTTGTTGTACTTTCCTTTCATCTGCAGGGGTTTTACAGTATTGTTAATTCCTTACAATATGATATAATGTTGTACTTTCCTTTCGGACTTCCAGATTCACAGAACCCCTATATGATAGGTTTGTACGGTTCTCCACTGGCTTATATTCGGGGGTACACCTCCCTATTATAGTTCTCATTATTCTTTGTTTATCAGTCTAATTGTCTCATTCTTAATGTTTATTCCTGCGTTGATATCGCAGTCTAGTTTTGCACCGCATTCGGGGCAAACCCAGTATCGGTCTTTCAGTGTCAAATCGGTCTTCTTATAGCCGCAACAGTGACAGGTCATTGACGATGGAAAGTAACGGTCTACATATACAACCTGTTTGCCTTTCCGTTGTGCCTTGAATTCAATT